CGCCGGCGGTGTGGTCGCTCGGCGACGGTTTGGTCAGCGACGAGATATTCACCGATGGCCGGCCGGTGTTTGGCGGGCTGGATTTGTCGGCACGGCTCGACCTGACGGCGCTGGTGCTGGCGGCCGAGGACGATCACCACCGCATTCATCTGAAGCCGTTCGCATGGACGCCGGAAAAGACTTTGTTGACGCGGACGCAGCGCGACGGTGCGCCGTATGACGCATGGCACCGAGGCGGCAAGCTCAATGCCACGCCGGGATTGACGATCGATTACGACTACGTGCTGGCCGACATCGTGGCGGCCAGCGTTGGCATGAACCTGGTGCGGATTGCCTTCGACAAGTGGAACATCAACCGCCTGATATCAGACATGGCGCGGCTCGGCATTGTGTTGCCGTTGGAAGGGTTCATCCAGGGTTACAAATCATATTCGCCGGCCATCCGTGAATTCGAAGTGGCGGCGACGGAAGGCCGGCTGATCCACGGCGGTCATCCCGTGCTTCGCTGGTGCATTTCCAACACGGTGCTGGTGCATGAGGCGGGCACGCCGCAGCAAAACCGCAAGCCCGAGAAGCGCCGCACCTATGGCCGCATTGACCTTGCGGTGTCCACGTTGATGGCGATCGGCGCGATGAAGTGCGGCGAGACGACGCTCGACGTCGCAGCGATGATTGCGTGACGTGACCGTCACCGCGCGGCACCGTCACATGCTGCTGGTCGCCGATCGCACCAAGGACATCGATGCGATCGCGGCGATCGTCGACGTGGTGATGTCCGAAGGCGCTACCGCGGCCGAAGTCGAGCAGGCGTTCCGCGACGGCACCGCGCAAAGCTACCTGATCGCCAACGACGACAAGCTGACGATCGTGCTCGGCATCAAGGAAATGCTCGCCGCGGTCGGCGAAGCCAACATGACGCCGGACCAGAACCGGCAAGCGCTCGCAAGTCTCTCGAAGGAATAATCACATGCGATACGCCGTGAAATCGGCGCCGCCTCCGGGCGGTGCGCCGAATGAATTCGTCATGTCCGATGGATCGATCGATCGTATGGGCGATGTGATCGAGCCCAAGGGCTGGATGCTCGATCACTTCAAGAGCCATCCGATCGCGCTGTTCAACCACGATACCGACCAGGTGATCGGCAAATGGTCCGACGTCCGTATCGAGAACGGGCAACTGCGCGGCAAGCTCGACCTCGCCGACGAGGGCACTTCGCCGCTGGTCGACACCATCCGCAAACTGACTGCGCAGAATATCCTGCGCGCCGTCTCGGTTGGCTTTCGCCCGGTTGAAAAGAAACCGCTGACCGAAGAGGCCGACAAATATTACGGCCCGTTCCGGTTCATGAAATCAGAGTTGTTGGAATGTTCGCTGGTCTCCGTACCGGCAAACCCGAACGCACTATCCACCGTCAAATCGCTCGGCGTTTCGAGCGACATCGTGGCCGAGGTCTTTTGCAAGCCCGCAAACGAAGATCGCAGTCGCATCACTGGCAAGTCTGCCAAATACCTCGCGCCACAGGGCACGAAAATGAAACCTCTCTCAGAGCGCATCGAGCATGCGCAGATCGAATACAATGCCAATCAGGACCGCCTGCAGGAACTCGCCGAGATGGATACGCTCGACGATGCCGGCCAAGCCGAAGTCGACGAACGCTCGCTGAACCGCGACACCATCTCGAAACAGATCGAGACCTGGAAGAAGCTCGAAAAGAGCATCGCCGCGCAGCGGACACCGCCGTCTGAAATCCAGACACCGGCGATCATCAAGACGCCGCACGCTTTGCGCAAGCTCGAGCCGCGGGACCACATCTATCGCGCGCTGACGACGCACTTCATCGCCAAGATGCAGCAAAAGACCATCGAGGATGTCTTGCGCGAACGCTATCCCGGCGACGAAGGCACGGGTGCCGTGTTGCGGACCGCGACAGGACCGGCGCTCACCACGCAGGCCACATGGGCGGCCGAACTGGTTGGCACCGCAATTGCCGACTTCCTCGGCCAGTTGCCGATCACGACGATCTATCCGAGGCTGGCTGCCAAGGGGATCAAGTTCACCTTCGGGCGCAACGGCGTGATCAAGGTGCCGGGCCGCTCGGCAACGCCGACCATCAACGGTTCGTTCGTTGGTGAAGGCCAGCCGATCCCGGTGCGCAAACTGGGCCTGACCGCAATCACGCTGACGCCAAAGAAGATGGCCGTCATCTCCGAGTTCACCCGCGAGATGGCGCTGCACTCGACGCCGGCGATCGAGGGCGTGATCCGCCAGGCGATCAACGACGATACCGCGGTGGCGATCGACACCGTGCTGATCGACAATGTCGCCGCCGACCTGATCCGTCCCGCCGGCCTGCGCTCAGGCGTGTCTGGACTGACGCCGTCGGTGGCCACTGCGTCGTTCGACAAGATGATCGCCGACATCAAGGCATTAATTGCGCCGATCGTTGCCGCCCGTGGTGGCCGCGACCTGGTGCTGTTGATGAACACGGCGCAGTCGCTGTCGCTGTCGTGGGTTGTCACCCCGAACGGCGAATTCGTGTTCGCCGACGTCGCCGACGGCACGCTGCGCAACCTCACCGTCATCACCTCGACCACCGTGCCGGCCGGCATGCTGATCATGGTCGATGCGGCCGAGTTCGCCAGCGTCACCGGGGATGCGCCGGAGTTCGACGTTTCCGACGTCGCCACCATCCCCCACCACGACACCGCGCCACTGCCGATCGTGACCGGCGCCCAGGGTTCGGGCGTCGTGGCATCGCCGACGCGATCGCTTTGGCAAACAGCCTCGATCGGCGTCAGGATGATGGTCGATATGAATTGGACGCTGCGGCGGGCCAATATGATTTCGTGGATGACGGGGGTCACCTGGTGATCTGAAGCGTTATCGGCGGGGAGCAAAACGGCTTCCCGCCGAACTTTTAACCGAAGGACCACAACCATGGCAGAAGAGAAACACGAACAACCCCACACACCGGCGCCGGCCAAGGGCGCCAGGATCCCGGCCGCGGCAGTGGCTGCAGCGTATGCTCCGCGGGTTGCGGGTGAGGGAGAAGACGACGCCAGCGCCGAAGCCAACTCGCGCATCGCCGCTGACATTGCCAGTCGTGCCAACCCGCCGATCCCGGCCAATCAACTGGTGACCGAACCCACCGGCATGGAAGGCAGTCGCGCCATGTACATCATTGTCGGGCCGTATCGCGGCCAGATACTGACCATGCCCGATGCCGAGGCCGAGGATGCCAAGGACAGCCATTGGGCGGTCGAAATGGATAAGGTGGCGCCGCCGTTCGATGCCGACACGCCGTTCGACCACGACCATGAACTGACCGACGAAGATCGCTCCTATGCGATCGAGGCGGCCAATGCCTGGGCGCAGGCACAGTATGATCCGGAAGAGCCGGCAGTGGAGGGCGAAGACGAAACGGCGCGGGCATCGCGCGAGAAGCGCAACGCCGACCGCCAGGCGCATCGCAAGCCCGAGCGGAAAAACGAGACCGACGAACAGCGGCAGGCGCGCGAAAAGCGCAATTCCGACCACAACGAACGGCAGATGCGCCAGCAACCGCGTCGGGCGGTCGAGCCTAAACCCGCCGGCACCTACGAAACCCGCTAGATGGGTCTGATCACCCGGATTACGGACGCCTTCCTCGGCAAAGCCGCGGAGGGCGCCTACCGTGACGGTCCCTGGCTGACCATGGATGGCTGGCTGCCGGCCAATGTCGGCAAGTATGCCAATTTCTGGCAGATGGGTTACAACCCCGAAGGCTACGGCGCCTCGGCGATGGTGGAAGCCTGCGTTAGCGCATATGCGCAGACGGTGGCGATGTGTCCCGGCAACCACTGGCGCGAGCTCGACAATGGCGGGCGCGAGCGGGTGACGAATTCGGCGCTGTGCCGGATCCTGCGCAGCCCGAACGATTACCAGACAATCAGCGATTTTTTATTGAACGCGGTGCGATCGCTGTACCTCAACGGCAATGCCTATGCGCTGGCGCTGCGCAATGACCGGTTCGAGATTTCGTCGCTGCACCTGATGCATCCGAAGCAGTGCTATCCGCAGATTGCCGGCGGTGAGATCTATTATGCGCTCGGCGGCAACGACGTGATCGACAGCCGCATCGAGGCGACCAACCTCGAGGCGCTGCAATACGTTCCCGCGCGCGATGTGCTGCACATCCGGCTGCATACGCCGCGTCACGTCCTGATCGGCGACACGCCGCTGACGGCGGCGGCACTCGCCGTCGGCGCCGGCAA